CCTCCTCCTCGACCGCTCCGCTCGAGAGATAATTCCCGATCGTGACGATCGCCTCCCATCCCTCATCCGTCGAGGAGTCGACGACGATCCCGAGCCCGGGGATGAGGTCTTGATTCTCCGTCGTGTCATCCGCCGTGACCGAGAGCCCGGAGCGGTCTCCCCAGGGATTCCTCGAGGCCGCTCCCGAGCCGGTCGCGAGGACGTCGACCGTGACGACCCCGCTCTTATGAAACGTGAGCTCATAGGTCCCGGCGATCGCCTGACCGTTCCCTCTCCAGACGATCGAGTCGATCGGAGAGTTGATCGTGTTCTCGAATCGGACGTGAAGGTTCCCGACCGGGTCGGCCGCCTGGGACGGATAGCGAAGTATCAGATCTGCGCTCATATTGAATTTCCCCTCGCTCGAACGCTCACGAGCCGGAGATCCCCCAGGGTCGCCGAGCTCGGGAGGCTCCATCGGATCCAGAAATAGGCGAGGCCGCCGGATGTGATCTGACCGGCCGGTCGTCCCGACTCAGTGAGCGGAACGGCCGACGGTCCCCAGGAGCCCGGAGCTCCGGTCAGGTCCTCGGCGAGCTCGACCTGGTCGAACGTGTCGCCGTCGATCTCGAGCGTGATCGTCTCGGAGGTCGGATCGGCCGTCGTGTCGGCGAGGATGATCGAGAGTCCCTTGAGGAGATCCGTCGCGTTGACGTATCCGGAGACCCCGTATTCATACCGCGTGACCCCGTCGAAGAGAGCCGTCGCGATACAGAGCGATCCGTTGACATAGACGTCGGCCTTTTTCTTCCCGCCTCCTCCGTCTCCCCAATTCGAGAACGTGATCGTCTTCGTCCCCGTGACCGCGATCGTCTCTCGGCTCTCGTCGGAGTGATTGTCGATGAGCTCGACGAAATCCCTCGCGTCGTCCGGAGTGAAATAGAACCCGGGAAGAGCCGCGACCTCGAGGTCCGTCGCGTCGTCGGCTCCCGTGTTCACGGCCGCGATCCGCCGCTCGAGGGAGCTCGAGCCGCTCGCGACGACTCCGAAATTCAACATCTCGGTCACGAGCCCGGAGGCGACCATATAGGCCCCGATCGTGACCCGAGCTCGCTCGTCATCGGCGACCGAGGCGGAGACGACGATCCCGACTCCGGCGATGACGTTCCAGTTGACCGTCGAGCCGTCGGCCGTGATCGAGACCCCGGTCGCCTCGTTCGGGTTCTTATCTCCGGCCGCCGCGACGACGTCGACGGTCGGCCCGCCGGTCGCCGTGAAATAGAGCTCATAGACGTCGGCGATCTCCTGACCGGAATCGTCGAGCTCGACGGAGACGATCGGAGTCCCGACCAGGTTCACGGATCGGAGCTCGAGGTTCCCGACCGGATCGTTCCAGTCGCTCGGATGTCGGAACTTGATCTCTGCGCTCATGTCATAACCTCAGAAAAACGACCTCCGCCCGCCATCGGCGGAGGCCTGGAGGGTCGGCCGGAGCTCCCTCGGGATAGTGACCGATGAGCGGCTCGAGGAGGAGCTTTTCGAAGAGGACGTCGATCGTCGCCGAGGTCCCGATCTCGATCTTCGCGACCGCCGGTCCGTCCTCGTTCGCGAGGGTCCGGAGGGTCTGGACCTTCGTCTCGGTCAGGTTCTCCAGAGCGAGCTCGAGCCGAGCGTCGTCCGTGTCCTGGAGATATTCGATCCCGATCGGAGTCCCCGTGAGACTCTGAGTCGCCGCTCGAGCCGGGCCTCCCTCCTGAAATCGGTCGAGGATCCTCGGCTCCCGATCGAGGAGGACCTGAGTCGCTCCCCGCTCGATTCCGACCTGGTCGTTCGTAAAACTCAAGGCGGGACCTCCCCGGTCGTCGTCGGCTGGATCCCGAGCTCCGAGAGATAACGCTCGAAGTCCGTCGGGTCCGGAGTGATCGTGACCGTGATCTCATATTTCTCCGCCGCGAGACCCTGGAGGATCCCGAGGATCTTGTCGGCCTCCTCTTTCGCCTTCCCGGTCGCGTTCTCCAGGGACTCGCCGATCGAGCTCTCGAGAGCGACCTTCGCGACATCGGCCGCCTCCGGGATCCGGCGGACGAGCGAGTCGGCCAGGCTCCCGACCCATCCCTCTTGACCTTGATCGAGAGCCCAGGCGAGATCCGAGAAGTCTTGAGGGATGTTGAGATCGTGATATCCCTTCGCCGCCTCCCGGAGCTCGTCGACCTTCGGAGCGAATTTCTCCATGAGTTGAGTCGCCGGAACCCCGTCCCGGCGGAGGAGCGTAAAGTCCGCGACGAGTTGATTCATGTTCTCGACGACCTCGGCCTTCGAGAGGACTCCGTACATTTCGCGGAGCTTCCCCGAGATCGTCTCGAGAGCCGACTGTTCTTTCGCCATTTTGTCGATGAATCTCTGGACCTGGTCGGTCGCGTCCCCTCGAGCGTCGGTCGTCTCACGGATCGCGAAGGCCGCCCGCCGGTTCTCCTCGCGGATCGCCTCGAGCTTCGTCAGGTTCTCCGCGAGCTTCCGGGAGTTCTCCTCAGTGTGATCCGCCGCGACGATCCATTCCTCCCCCATGAGGCCGAGGCTCTTTCGGGCCGAGTTATAGGCGTCGATCTGAGTATGAAATTGTTTCTCGTTCCGGACGAGAGCGTCGAGGAGGTCCTCGTCGAGCGTCGCCTTGAGATCGAGGAGTCCGTCGTCGAACTTCCCGGTCGAGATGAGCCATTCATTGATAGCCTTCCCGAGCTCCCATCCGATGACCCCGGCCAGGACGACGAGCGATCCCTTGAGAGCGAAGGCCGCTTTGTCCGCCTTCGCCATCGCCGCCGCCGCCGACCGGCTCGCGGTCGAGGTCTCGATCGCCGGTCCGGCGACACGGCCGAAGACCATTTCGAGCGACCTCATGTTCCCGGCGAGCTTCCCGGCGACTCCGACTCCGACCTTCATCGCGTCGGCCAGGAGCCCGAAGGTCCGGCTCGCGGGACCGGCCGCCGCGATCGTCGCGAGGATCCCGAGAGCGATCTTTTTCTGGGCCGGGGAGAGCTCGTTATAGGCCGCCGCCGCCGCCTTGACATAGTCGGCCAGGTCGCGGAGGACCGGGAGAGCCTCTTTCAGGAGCGGGAGGAGAGCCGTTCCGAACTCGATCGCGGTCTCCTCGAGTTGAGATCGGAGGACGCGGAGTTGATTCGCGGGAGAGTCGATCGTCCGAGCGAGGTCGCCTTGAGCGTTGGAGGTTTGGCGCATGATCGCGAGATAGCGGGCCTGGACCTTTTGAATCTGGGAGAGCTCGCCTCCGGCCCGGACGAGGCCGCGATTGTAGGCCTCTTGTTTGATCGTGTTCTCGTCGATGAGGATCCCGAGCCTCTTGAGCGGCTCGGCCTCTCCGGTGATCCCGGCTCGGAGCTTGTCGAAGGCCTCTTCGGGTTTCAGATTGAAGAACGACGCCATATCGTTAGCGAGGAGGACGAGGCCTTTTGACATCTCGAAGGCCGCTTTTTCCCCGAGGCCCATCGAGACGAACATCTGATTAAAGGTCGCGATCGACCGGCGGACCTCATAGGAATTAAGACCGAGTTGATCCCGGAGATCCTCCGAGAACTCTCGAGCCGCCTTCGCCATCCCGCCCATCGCGACCTCGAAGAGGTTCTCCGATTCCTGAGCGTCGATCGCCATTTTGAGCGAGGCCCCGGCCGCCGCGAGCATCGGAGCCGTGACATAGAGCGAGAGATTATTCCCGACTCTCCTCATCGTCCCGCTCAGGCGGTCGAGGGTCTTCTCAGTCGTCCGGATCTTCGTTCCGAACTCCTGAGCATCGACCCCGATCCGGACGAGGAGATGGGCGAGTGTTCGAGCCATTAAGTCCCCCGCGTCGCTGATTTCATCGCCGAAATGAATTCGCGTTGAGATCGCTCACGTTCGGCGACCGTGAGCTCTCGAGGCCCCGCCCGTCCCTCCCCGAGGAGGTCGGCGGGAGTGATCCTCTTTTTCGTCCAGGGAGCGAGGATCGCCCAGGCGATCGTCGCCGTTCGATAGTCCTCTCGACGGAGCTCCTCGGTCCGCCTCCCGGCGAGCTCGACGAACTCCCCCGGAGTAAGGTCCCAGAACTCGGTCTCGGTCAGTCGGAGATCGAATCGCCCGAAGGCCGAGAGGAACCTCCAGGAGAGCCCAGAGGGTCCCCGCCGCTCGAGGCGGACCTTCCCTCCTCTCCCTCCGATTCCTCGGGATAGGCGCGATCGTAGAGCGTCCCGAGAGCCTCCCGGATCGAGTCCAGGTTCTCGAGCGTCAGGAGATGAGCCGCCAGGTCGTCGAGTGAGACGAGCTCCGGACCGTTGAGGACCTGGACTCCCGACTCGAACTTCCAGCGGTTCGCCGTCGCATAGACGAGGAACATCATGTCCGAGGCGGAGAGAGCCGCCCAGGTCCATTCCCTGAGAGCGTTCTTCCCCGAGAATCTCTCGAAGGCGTGAAGGCTCCCGAAATTGAGGACCAGGCCGAGAGATCGTCCGCCGAGCTGGAGCTCGACGGGTTTCATCATGACCAGGTCACGGCCCCGGAGATGGAGAGCGTGACCGCCATCTCCTGAGCGTCTCCGACCGGGAGCCGGAAGGTCGTCGAGACCGTCGCCGCGAAGGCCGCGACCGTCGACTCGACGTCAGGGAACCGGATCTCGAAATTCGTCGCGTCGGAGACCCCGTGTTTGTCTCTGAGGTCGATGTGCATCGACTCCCCCGCGTCGAAGTGAATCGAGAATCCGACCTCTCCCTCGGCTCCGAGACCGGCGAGATATTCCCTCGCCGCCGAGTCGTGATTCGTGACGTCGATCCGCTCCGACTGAGGCGGAGTGAACTCGATGTCGGTCGGGCCGGGGATCTTCGAAAAGGTCTCCGGAGATCCGCCGTCCCCCATGTAGATTTCTGCACCGTGAGCGAAGATCGCCATTTCCTAGTTCCTCCTCTCGAGGTTCGGGTTCGATGTCCGACTCTCAGACCCGGACGACGCAGAGCTTGACGGTCGCATCCGAGACGTCGATATGGATCATCCCGTCGGTCTGACGATAGGCCGACTGAGGATAGCCTTTGAAGACCGCGACATCGTCGGCCGCGAGTGAATAGTCCGTGATCGCTCCGTCCCGGCCGTCGCCGAGAGCCGCTCCGTCGACCGTGATCGTCTGAGCTCCGACGTCCGTGTTCTGGGCGAAGATGAGCTCCCGGCCGGTCGCCGGAGTCGCGTTCCCGTTGACGTCGTCTCCCGCCTCGAACGGGAGGTCCGCGTCCCCGGCCGCCAGGTTGAAATCTTGATCCCTCATGTCGAGGATCCCGTTATCGGTTATCAGTGTCCGAGCCATTTCCTAGTTCCTCCCCGTGATGAACGATCGCGTCGGTCGCGATCTGCCAGGAGTCGGCCTCGGTCGAGAATCCGAGGTCGAGCTCGTTCACGATTTCGACGAGAGAGACCTTGATCGCCGTCGGGAGATCGACCCTCCCATCGAGACGCACCCTGACCCGGTCCGCCAGGCGGACCGCCTCGAGATGATCTGAGGCGTGAATAGTGATCTGGAACCGGCTCGACACGAGGCCGACCGGCCCATCATGCGACATCCTACGAACGGAGGAGATCCGCCGATAGGTGATGCAGGGACGCGGGAATCCCTCGGGGAGATGGACCGGATACGTGTCGGCGAGGTCCGCGAGGATGTCATGGATCCCTTGCTCGATCATTTCTTCGTCTCCCGAAAGACCGCGTCCCGGAGCTCGAGTGAGGCCGCCTCGATCGCGTTCTCGAGCTCCTGGTCGAAGGCGGGCCGGAGATGAGGCCGGGGAGGATGTCCGGGATGAGTGTAGGTCGGCCTCGTGTCGCCGCCTCTCCTCCCCGTGTAATTGACCCCGCGAACTCTCGCTCCGCTCTTTCGAACGTGAGGAGAGACCCCGAGCTCCTGGAACACTCCATAGAATTGATCCCGACGATGACCGACCGAGACTTCGATATAGGTCGCCTTTCGGACGGTCGTCGCGAAGATAATCCCCCGCTCCGCGAGATCGCCGGTCCCCCTCGGAGCGAGCTCACGAGCTCGGTCCCGGACGAGCGTCGCTCCGGCCTTCGCCGCCTTGAGGAGGACCTTCCCTCGGAGAGCCTTTCCCATTCCCAGGAGCCGCCGTCGGAGGAGCTCCTCTCCCTCGAGATCGAGGCGGAGCTTCATGTCACGAGCGAGACCAGGAGCTCGAGGGTCCGCCTCCGCCCGGCCCGGTCGATGACGTGATGTATGTCATAGGTCCGCCCGCTCTCGTCATGGACCGCTCTCCATCGGAGCGGCTCGAGGCCCGGACGATATCGGATGAAGATCCGAGCCGTGATCTCCGCGTGAAATTCCCGGCTCGCGAGATACTCTCGGCCCCGGAGCTCCTGGACCTCTCCCCAGACCGTCGCGACGTCGATCCAGTTATCGACCTTCCCGCCGATCTCGTTCCTCGAGACCGAGTCGAGCCGGTTCTCCTGGAGCCGGATCCGATGACGGAGAGTCCCGATCCGGACCATCAGAACCCCCAGGAGGTCCGATGAGCTCGGAGGATGTTGATCGCCGCGACCGTCGGGATATCGCTCGAGATTGTCCCGACGACGACGGATTCCCGGTTCTCATAGAGATCGGCGAGCCGGAGCCGGATCGCCGTTAGGAGATAGGGATCGACCGAAGACGGAGAGGTTCCATATCCGGCCCGATATTGAATCGAGATCGGATGGAGTGAATCCCGGACGGTCGGCCAGGTCATCCCGTAGGCCGGGAGGATCCGGCCAGGTTTCGAGATCGTGTCGACCTGGATCTCGTTCGAGACGTCGAGCGATTCCTGAGAGCCGTCCGGAGCGATATAGACGATCGAGAGGATCGCCTGGAGCGGAGGCCGAGGGAGATAGACGATCTCGTCGTCCGGCCAGGAGTCTAGGTTATACGTGAGCGTCGACGTGATCGTCGTCCGATCCCCGAGAGTCTCCGCCCACATCCGAGCCGCCTTGATCTCCTGAGAGATCCAGGCATTATCCGCGTCATGTTCGACCCGGAGATGAGCTTTCGCCTCCTCGAGCGAGAGCGGCTCCCGGGTCGGAGGAGTCGTGACCCAGACGTTCCCGGGATATTCCATGATCTACTCTTTTCTCTCCGACGACCGTTTCGTCTTCCGTTTCGCCTTCGTTCCGGTCTTCGCCGCCGGAGCCGGTTTGACCGCTCTCTCCGGAGCCTCGACCGTCGCGGTCTCCGGCTCCGTGAACCCGGCGACCTCGGCGAACTGAGCTCGACCCTCCCGGACCATCCGCTCGGCGATCGTCGCCGGAACGGTCCGTCGAAGGCCGAGGACGACGATCTCTCTCGTTGGTGTCCTCGGCATAATTGACCTCCTGAAGAGGAGCCGACCCGGAGGAGCCGGGTCGGCTCGAGTGAGATGAATCGACGTTAGACGATCCCCTGAGCTCCGACCGCCTGGGAGATGTCAAAGCGTCTCGGATAGATGTCGAGGCTCGCCGAGACGACCGTGTCGGCCGTCGTCGTGACCTTCGCCGCGACATAGACGAAATCGTTCGCGAGATCCAGGTTCCCGACGTCGAGGTCGACGAAGGCCTGAGCCTCAGTCGTCGCGAGCGTGATCGTCCCCGCGTTCTCGACCTTCCCGGTCGTGATCGCGACCTCTCCGCCCGGTTCCGATCGGACCGTGACGGTCGTCGTGACCGCCGAGGCGAAGACTCCCGGGACCCCATAGGCCGCCGAGTTGATGCAGGAAACGAGGCCCGCCGCGTCGGCGAATTCCCGATCCGGGATCGAGGTCGCCGCCGCCTTCGTGAACGAGATCCCGTTCACGATCGCGACGTCCGTGTTCGCGACCGAGGCGAGAGCGATCGTCGCCTCCGTGACGAGAGCGTTCGCCGTGACGGTCGCCTCCGCTCCCGTGATCGCCTTGACCCCGGTCCCGTCCGCGTCCTGGGCCTGGACGAGCTCGATCTTCGAGGTCTTCGTCGCCGCCATCGCTCCGCCGATGAGCCAGGCCCGGACTCGTCGGCCTTTGTTGAAGAGATAGAACCGGCCGGTCGCGTTCGAATTGTTCAAGGCCTGAGCGACCAGGCCGACGCACATCTGAGCCGTGTCGTGAAGTCTTTCCATGATGTCCCTCCCCTCCCTAGCTCAGGACCACGAACGGAGAGGCCTGAGTCGCTCCGTCGTCGAGCGTGAGAGGAGCCGAGAGCCACGGCTGACCGTCGACGTTTCCGAAGGCCTTGACGACGGTCTTATTCGACGTGTAGTAGACGTGCTCCGAGGCTCCGACGAACGGACCCGAGCCGAACTTGACGAGATAATAGGAGAAGTCGATCAAGGCGAGATCTCCTCTCGTCCCGAGAGCCGCGTTCCGTCCAGTGACGACGACCGGAATCCCCATCAGAGCCGGAGGAATGCTTTTCTCCGCGTTCCCCTGGATCCAGATCGAATTTCCGGCCGCGTCGGCGATTGTGATGAGCTCGGGGAGGGTCGTCTGGTGAGCAACCCAGACCGCCCGCCCGACGGACGAGGCGAGGAGAGCGGAGTACATCGAGACGATGTCCGGGAAGTCGATGAGCCCGGCTCCATCCCGCGAGACGTCGAGTTTCGCCGGATTCGAGGAGTGAAGAACTCCGA